GGAACCGCCATGTTCAAAAGTGGCAGGCGCGCCTAACAGATGACGGTCGTGACCGGCATTTGGGCCATTTCGACAATATTACTGAAGCGTCTGCGGCGTATCAAACCGCTGCGACAAAGAAATTTGGCTCATTCGCGAGGGTGTCATGACAGCGCACGTCGATCCGACCGGGCAACATGCGGTCTATTCTCCGTCAAGCGGAAAACGTTGGGCGAAGGAGGACGGATGCACTGCCTCTGCCACGGCGATTGCGGCCCTTGGGCCGCGCGAGGAAGGTGAGGAAGCAAAGAAAGGTACGGAAGCCCACAACGAGTTAGAACGGTGCCTTGGTCCGCTGAATGGCGAATTTGTGGATCCGGCAACAATGCCGATCAACCCGGTCGACGAAACGCATCCGTCAGCCTATGGCGTGGCGTTGATGCTTTCCTACATTCGTCAGCTGCCGCCAGGGCGTATGTGGGTCGAGCAGAGGGTTCATTTAACCGCGGAGATATGGGGTCGCGTCGACATTCAGCATTGGCACGAGGAAACGGCCACGCTCACGATTCCTGATCTGAAAGACGGTTTTGTCGGCGTGGAACCAACCGACGAGCAGGTTTTGATATACGGTGCCGCATCGGCTCTTACGCATACGTTGCCCGTTCAATGGTTGCGAACGGTCATCGTTCAACCGAACGATTTTCGGCCAGGGCCGCGCGTTAAGCAGCATGTCACCAGTGCTGACGATCTGGCGAAATTCAGCAAGCGCGTTTCGGCCATTCCGCACGGCCCGCTGACGTTTAAGGCAGGCGAACATTGCACGTACTGCCCCTTATTCGGACGATGTGAAGCCACGCGCGACATTCTCGCGCATCTAAGCGGCATGCTCGCCAATCCGCCCGACGCAGTATCGCCGGACCAGGCGGCAATCTTCATGGCTTGTAAAAAGCCAATCGAAGATTGGTTCAAGTCGCTCGACAAGGCGCTGACCAAGAAAGCTCTTGGCGGTGCGACGATCCCCGGCATGAAGCTCGTCCAGACGGTCAAGCATAGGGCGTGGAAGGATCCGAAGGCGGCGCGGGACGAGGTGGTGCGCGTGCTCGGCGTTGATGCTTTCGAACCGCCGACGCCGGCGCAGGCTGAAAAACTTGGCATGGACAAGACGTGGGTGGAGGCATTGAGCGAACGTCCTGATGGCGGCCCCGCGCTCGCCTTCGAGTCTGACAAGCGGCCGACATTCGCCAGGAAATCCGCCGCGGAAATGTTCGCAGGTGTGACGACCGCACGGAACCCTTGACTTTCGACGACGTTTGTTTACAGTTCACAATATCAGTTACAGTTTTCAACAAAGGTGGTCTGCGATGACTGAGAAGTACAAAGCGAAGCGAAGCGATTCTGTTCTCACTCCTGAGATTCGTTGGGCTTATCCCTGGCTTTTCGAAAAGAGCACCAAGCGTCCGAACGGCATGCCTCGCAAGGTGCCGGTCTGGATCATCACTGGTCTTTTGCCCAAGCTGAACTCGGATCCTATGCAGTGCGCCAATTATCAGTTTCTTTCACGCCTCTGTCTCGAGGCGTGCGCGCGTGAGCCGCAGTGGGGCGGTCAGTTTCCGGCCGGCGGCCACTGGCCTATCCAAGACGGCGACGCACCGCCCAAGCCGAAGCCGGTTCCACCGGGTCAGCAGGCCGCCCCTGTCGATCCGAACAAGGGCGCGTGGCGTAAGGGTCACTGGCTCATCGAAGCGAGCACGTCGCTCGATCCCGGCCCGCGCGTATGCGTGATGCAGAATGGCGTTGCTATCGAAATTCCCGCTCAGACCGTCAACGGCCGGCAGATGTTCAAGAGCGGGGACCACGGCCACGGTTCGATCCATGCGTATACCTTCTGGAACGAGAAATTCGGTTTGAACTTCGGTCTTGAGGGCGTTCTGTGGACGCGGGAAGGCGAGGCGATCGGAAGTTCTGGTCCGCGCTCGGCTGCGCAGATGTTCGGTTCGGTGGCCGGGACGGTCGCCGCAGCTGCACCGCCTGCAATGCCGACAGCGGGAGCGTACCCGGCGCCGGGAATGGCTCCGCCTCCGTCACCCGCTCCGATGCCTCTGCAACCACAGCAGCAACCGTTGCAACAGCCTTTGGGGGCAGTTCCGCAGCAGCAGTATGCACCGGCTCCGCAGGCAATGCCGCAGGTCGCCGCGCCTCCGGTTGCGCCTGTCGCGCCGCCGCTCGCTCCGATGGCTCCGGCCGCCGGCGGGATGCCACTGCCGCCGCTTCCGACACGGTAGTCCCTCGGCGAGAACCCACGCTCGCTATGACAGGTTTGGGCGGCACCTGGAGGGAAGCCGCCCGCTTCTTTTAGGGATTGACGATGGCGCTTGTTCGAACAAAACCTTCGACCGCGACGTCTGAAATTCTCAACGCGCTGATTGCCGCATCCGATGATGCTATCTGGGCAACAGAATTGGCATTGCTATCCGGCGGTCGGCGTGTGGATTTCTGGACCTTGGTGCCGGCTGCCTCTCGCGGTTTTCGTGCGACTGCTTATGAGATCAAGGTAAGCCGCAGTGACTACAAGCGCGATAACGATGAGAAGCAGTCTGGCGCGCTGAAATTCTCCGACCGCTTCTGGTACGTCACGCCGCCCGGGCTGCTGCGGAAGGACGAACTCCCCTCCTATGCCGGCCTCCAAGAATGGGACGGCAAGCAATTCAGCATCGTCCGCAAAGCACCAATGCGTTCAAAGGCCGAACCGGATTGGGAGTTCATCGTTTCGATCTTGCGCAACAGCGGCGAATGCCGTCGCGACGTCGGATTGTTTAAAGCACAGATCGCCTTTTTCGAGCACCAGAACGAGCAGCGACGCACGCAAGATGCCCATCGGAACCAGATGAGTATGCGAAAGTGGTTGAGGCGCGCATGAATTTCGTACCGACCGGCCGCGCGCCGATCAACCTCGACCAAGCGGTCGTTTACGATATCGAGACTTTTCCGAACTGCCTGACCATTAACGTGGTTGGGCTGTATTCGGACCTGGATGCCACGTTCGAGATTTCGCAGTACCGCGACGACCGAAACTTTCTCCTGCAGTGGTTCGACTTCTGGCGCGCGAACAACACGCCGATGATCGGGTTCAATAATCTGAACTTCGACTATCCGGTAATCCACCAACTGTTCAGCAATCCGCAAATCGACGTGGCCGATCTTTACGACCATGCGATGATGTTGATCGGCGGCCTCAATCGCTTCAATGCAGTTTGGGAGTCCGACCGCTTCGCGCCGCAAATCGACCTGTTCAAAATTCATCACTTTGACAACAAGGCGAAGTCGACCAGCCTCAAGGCGCTGCAGGTCAACATGCGGTCGGAAACCGTATTGGATATGCCGCTCCAAGTCGGCGTGCCGTTGTCCCGCGAGCAGGTCGACACGATTCTGATTCCCTACAATAAGCACGACGTCCAAAAGACAAAACAGTTCGCGCTTATCAGCCTTGAAGCGATCAAGTTCCGCATCGACTTGATGGCGACGCTTCGCGGCGATGTGCTCAACTTCAACGATACCAAAATCGGCGCGAAAATTCTCGAACAGCGTCTCGGCGACGAAGTCTGTTATGATCTGGAATATTGGCCCAAGGTGCCGCGGCAGTCGCCACGCTCGCGGATCCCGCTGAATGATATCATTTTTTCGTATATCTCATTCAAGCAGCCTGAATTCAATCGGGTGCTGCAATGGATGCGCACCCAAACGCTGACAGCTGACGAACTGACGGAGAACATCAAGACCAAGGGCGTCTTTACCGGCGTCCACGCGACCGTTGGCGAACTCGATTTCTATTTCGGAACCGGCGGAATTCATGGTTCGGTCAGCGCGCAGACATTCGCGGCCTGCGACGAATACGCCTTGGTGGATGTCGATGTGGCGAGCCTCTATCCGAGCATCGCCATCGTGAACGGTCTTTATCCCGAACACCTGGGTCAATCGTTCGTCGACGAATACGCGAAGTTGCCGAAAGAGCGCAAAGAGTGGCAGGCGAAAAAAGGCAAAAAGTGCGTCGAGGCGAACTCGCTCAAGCTCGCCGGCAACGGGACATATGGAAACACGAACAACAAGTTCTCCGTATTCTATGATCCCAAGTTCACCATGACGATTACGATCAATGGCCAGTTGATGCTTTGCATGCTGGCTGAAATGCTGCTCGACGTGCCGACGTTGCAGATTATCCAAATCAATACGGACGGCATCACATACCAGGTGCATCCGTCCTTGGTCGCCTATACGCGACGCGTCTATCATCATTGGGAAGGCATCACGCGACTAACGCTTGAGGAAGCGCAGTACAAGCGCATGTGGATTCGCGATGTGAACAACTACATCGCGGAAAGCATGGACGGCGCGCTGAAAATGAAGGGTGCCTACTGGTATCCGGTCAAATTTCCCGACGACATTTCCAGCGCGCAGCCGCCTGCCTGGCACAAGGATTTTTCGGCGCAAGTCTCGATCATGGCGGCGGTCGACCACATGGTGAACGGGACCGATATCGAGCGGTTCGTGTACGCGCATCAAAACCCGTTCGATTTCATGTGTCGCGCTAAGGTCGACCGCGCGTCGAAACTCTACATCGGCGACGAGGAAGTGCAGCGCATCACGCGCTATTATGTGGCGCACAATGGCGGTCACATGCGCAAGGTCAGTCCGCCGGTCAAAGGCGCACAGGTCGGCGATTACAAGCGCAAGAACGGCATTTCCGATTCGGATTATCACGCGGTCTTGCAGGAGATCGGGCCGGGGGTCCATGACGAGCGGATCCACACCAAGAACAAGTCGAAATATGAAATTCGCGAAATGTCGATCGAGTCCGGATACAAGGTCGCGGACTGCAATGTCGCAAGCCGGTTCGATTTCCAAAACGTCAATTATGACTACTATATCGACAAGGCGAAGAAATTGGTGATCGCATGAAACTCGAACCTGACCTCGTCGAAGCCATCAACGCGCTACCGGAACGGTTGCGCAAATATATTCACCACATCGAAACGGATGCGGATCCGGCTGGAACGTTGCGCGAGAATTTTCAGCTGCGCGAGGAAAATGCGCTGCTGCGGAAGGAATGCGAGCGATTGGCGGCGACCGATCAATCCGACGCGGCCGATGCGAAGCGCTTCCGCTGGTTGCTCGCCGGCAGGGGGTATTTCATGGAGGAATGTGAACTGTGCGGCCCGTGGTCTGATAAGGATGACACGATGGAGCATGACCGGGCGCGTAAAGCAATTGACGAGGCGATGCGCGACGAAGCGCCCGTGATTGATCATGGCCCGCGCTCCATCTGAATACGAAATTCAGCGCGCCTTGTGCGGATGGCTCGACGGCTGGCCCGACAAGCACGGCACACCGACCAAAACGCCTGCACTTATGCCGGACTGCGTCTATTTCCATACGCCGAACGGCGGGAGTCGGCGCGACGCATTCGAAGGTAAGCGCCTCAAAGATATTGGATTGAAAGCAGGTATATTCGATCTGACGTTCCTGCACGGTGGCCGATTCTTCAAACTGGAACTCAAGGACGCCACCGGAAGGCTGTCCGACGAGCAGCTGACCATGTGGCAACGATACGAGCGGGCCGGGGCGGCGGGAATCGCTTGGGCTAACAATCTGGCAGCGGCCAAGGCGCAAATTTGTGCGTGGGGCCTCGTTCGGCTTGATATTTAGTGTTGACAGTTAACAAATAATGGGTCTATCTTTCTCCCATCAGCAAGGGAGACGGTTATGGATAGCCCCCGCGAATTCCGCAGTTTCAGCACGCAGGACGTGATTTCGGCGTTTGCCCGACAGGGAGTTGCGATCGCGACGATTTCGCGGGCTATCGCGGTTCCTGAAAGCCAGGTTAACGGCGTTTGCCGGCGAGCGTTCGAAAAGGGCGATATCGCTGCGATGCCCCCGGAGCGCACGGAGGACGTGCGCGGCGCTGCGGCGACCGAACTCGCCAATCTGCGCGAACGTGTTGAAACGCTCGAATTCATCCTCCGTGAGACTGAAACGAAGCGATCGAACACGGAGGATTTGTTGCTCGGCGTCGCGCACATGAGTCGGACGGAATCGCAAATCATGGCGGCGCTACTTGATCGAGGTCGCGCGTCCCGTCAGGCGATATATTCCCGCATTTACGGCAACCGGAACGAAGCCGATCAGGCGGAGCCGAAAATCGTCGACGTTATGATTTGCAAACTCCGCAAAAAGCTCAAGGTCTATGACGTCGAAGTCAACACGATATGGGGCTATGGCTACGAACTCGACGCGGAGAACGCGCGAAAGTTGCGCGCGATCGCGCACGCCGTGCTGCCTGTGACTGACTCGCCTCCGCTGTGTCCAGCGGACGACATGCAGGTCGCGGCGTGATGCGCTTGGTCGCCGCCCTGGTTGCACTGGTGCTCACGACTGCACCAACAAATCGTCAGTGTGTCGGCGGCTATGACGCAAATGGAAATCCGGTTTTCGTCCTCGGGTGGAGGGTATCTTGAACCTCATTAATTTCGTGCGCGAAAGCAATCGCATTGAAGGAATCATTCGAGAGCCGACCCGTCAGGAAATCGACGCTCATGACTCCTTGCTCAGTCAATTTACGATGAGAGCAACGCTGCTCGGCAACTTTCAGCGGGTCGTCGCGCCGGGCATGCCGTTACGTGAACGGGACGGAATGGACGTCCGTGTCGGTCATTATTATGCGCCGCCAGGTGGTCCAGAAATAGTCAAGCGTCTACAGACGCTCTGTCGGAAAGCCAATCACTGCGGCACTCAACGCGAAGCGTGGCGCTTGCATGTCGACTTCGAGTTGTTGCATCCATATCTGGACGGCAATGGACGAACCGGTCGCGCGTTGTGGGCTTGGACTATGAAGGCTCAGGGGTGCAACGTGTTTGCGCTGCCTTTCCTTCATCGCTTCTACTATCAGACCCTTGAGGCGGCCGGGAAATGACCACCCCCGAACCCCTAATCACGCTGGAACAGGCGTGCGAACTTATCCCCACGGCCACCCCGGCCACGTTGAAGCGCCAGATTCGACAGGGTAAATTATGGGCCAGCAAGCCCGGCAAGCGATATCTGACAACAGCCGCGGCCGTTCGGGAGTTGGTCGTAGCGTGCCGCGTCGAGCCAAAGGCGCAAGACTATGGTTGCGACCAGCGCGATATGACGCTGCTGGAAAGCTCACCCACGCCGCTGCATATGTCATTCTTGATGGATCCCGGCAAATTGGAACTGGCTGCGGCCAAGGCTCACTTGTTGACGCTGAAAAGGCGTTAGCCGACCACGTCCGAAAGAAACATTCGAATGTCATCCGCGTCGGGACCAACGACCCGTCGCAGATCGAAATTCAGGACGTGCTCTCGCTATATCTCCGAAATGTCGCGATCAACCACGCGCGCCCACCGGAGACTAAGGCGCGCGTCGATCGTCTTGAGGACTTTTGGGGAAAGAAACGTCTTTCCGATGTGAGCGGCAAGACCTGCCGCGAGTACGTCGCGCTGCGCAGCACGCCCGCTGCCGCACGCCGCGAACTAGAAGAGTTGCGCGCCGCCATCAACTACCACCGGCGCGAGGGGCTTCATAACAAAATCGTTTCGGTCGTGCTGCCGGAGCGTGAGCCGCCCCGCGAACGATGGTTAACGCGTGATGAGGCGGCGCACCTCATTTTCACGACGTGGCGATATCGCGACACGAGCGCCGTACGCGAGGGATTCCGCGGGTTGCAGGTCATCAACCGCAAAGACACGAATGGTCATAAGGCGGGAACTTATTATTATGCATGGAAGGGCGGCCCGCGTATTTTCGAGCGGTTCGGAACGCCCGCCTTTGAGGCGCGATTTCACGAATTGACGAAAGAGCGTCCGAACGAAGTGTTCCCCCGCAGACACATCGCGAAATTTATGTTGGTCGCCTCTTACATGGGGTCACGAGCCAGCGTCATTTGCGCTGCGTCGATCGAACCGGAACGGCCAGCCGGTAAGCCGTGGATTGACCTTAGGACCGGTTTCTTTTACGGCCGCGGCACCGGCGAGCGCGAGACTAAAAAGCGTAAGCAGTTGGTCCGCGTTCCCGGTTCCTTGTTGGCGCACCTTCGTCGCTGGCGGCGCGCCGGTCAGCGGTACGCCGTCGAGTTTCGGGGCGAACCTGTCTTGCGGGTCAGCAAGGGTCACGCGCAGGCCGTGCGGGCGGCAGGGTTCGGCCCCGACGTGACGCCGCACACCTGGCGGCATACCGTGGCGTCGTGGCTCATGCAGAGCGGCGTCAATGCCGGCGATGCGGCGGAATTCCTCGCCATGTCGGAGGCGGTGCTGCTTAGGGTTTACCGCCACCAGCGGCCGGACGTTTCAGGGCGGATCGCCGCCGCGCGCCGGGCGCATCGGAAGGCCGGCTAACCGCCAATGGCCGCCAAATCTATGCGTGAACGGATCGTGATTATGGCGCTCCGGAGCGACTGAAAATCCCTGTAAAACCGCTGTTTTTCGTTTCGCAACCCTCGTTCGGGACGAGGGGGTCGCAGGTTCAAATCCTGCCACTCCGACCAATTAAAATCAGGGGTTTTTGAACCCCGCCCGGCCTCCCGAGCCGTTACCGCCAATGAAACCGCCAATGATACGTCAAACGGCGGATTCGTCGTCCGGCTTGTATTGCAGCCAGCGGATCCCCGGCTTGTCGTCGTCCCATGTGAAAACGAAGCCGCGGGCCTGCAAATAGACGTGCAGTTTTGCGACCAGGTCGAGGCCGACACCGCGCGGCAGACCGAACACCGCTTCAATGCGACGGATCGAACTTTCGCTTACGCCCGATTCCGCCGCCAGCTGCGATACGCTCATGCGCAGCATGGCGCGTGCGGCGCGGATTTGACACGCGGTCAGAACTCGCATTCCGGACGGGAGCGGGGTCGACGTCATCGGCAACAGATTTCCAAGGGTAATTTCCGGCATGGCTATAGCCCAATATTCAAAGCAAGGATGCAAATTTGCCGATAAACCTTATCAGAACAGATATCGTTCTTGCTTGACTAAATTTCGTTCAAGATTTAACAAATATTGCCCATCGGGGGCGTAAACCTAGAAAGGTCAAATGTGTCGTGGGGAGTTGCGTTAGTGAGTCAATCGAAAAAGCCGATGTGAAAGAATCAGAGGAAGCCGCCGGCCGGGCTTTCCTCGCGCTCATGTCAGACCTGGCCGACCTCAAGACTGCGCATCAGCGGGTCATCGTCCAAATAGAAGCGCTCGCGCTCCGATATGGAGTTTCGGCAGTCGTCACCTAGAGACTGTCAACTGCAGGAGCGGGCGCAAATGCCCGCCCCTGTGAATATATGCTGATAGGTCAGAATCCCTATTGACGGCTAAAATTCCTAACGTATGCTTCAATCTTCACAACCCGGAGGCGTAACATGCGTAAGGAACAAAACACGAACGAAACTGCGACCGCTCGAGCCATGCACGTTTTGGTGCGGGAGGCGCGACGCACGGCAGAGAGCGCCGAGCGCGTGCGCCTGGTCGTCGATGCGATGGCGCTACGCTACGGCGTTGGCCCAACTGAGACTGGCGACCAGCTGGTCGACTGCCCGGAATAGGTCGTCCGTGGTGCCGTTATTCTCAATCGAGAACACAAAGGGCAGTTGATGCCCTTCCGACGAGTGTCCGGCCGCGCCAACCCCGGCGCCGGTCCGGACGATACGAACAATGTCGCCGCCGGCCGCAAGGATCGCTTCCGCCTCATTGGGGAAGCGGCAGTCGTCCACGACGACGGGGACGGTCGGTGCCAGCCGATCGACGGCGGCCCGCCATGCGTTGATCCAGAGATTCACCCCGAGTTGCGTACGACCCCATTCCGTGCCGAGCGTCTGCATCCCGTGGCGCGGGGTGTGACCACAGAGCAGCGCGCACGGCTTCTCTTTCAAGTCGCCTTCGATTTCCCGTTCGGACAGCCCGAGCGCCCGCATCATGTCCTTGAGTGGGCCAGCGAACCGGATCCGTTCGAACCCGTGACGCTCGACCAGATGTGCGGCCGCAGTGCTCTTGCCCGATCCGGCGAGGCCGCTGAACGCGATGATCGTGCGGCGTGGCGTTGGTTGGGACGGCACGATCGGCGGCGATTCCATCTGCGGAATGAGCAGGTCGTCATTGGTGCAATTCTGGCACTGACAGGCGTCGGTCATGGGGTGGCTCCAGTTTACGCTACGCGCGTCAGCAACGCGCCTTCTTTCAGTCCAGCACCATTGCCGCCAGGCGTGTTGCGCTGACCAGCGAACGACAGCGTCCGCATCGCTTGCGCCCACTTTCCGTTGACGGCGGTCAAGGCGGCGGCGGTCGGGTTCTTGGCGAATGCCGCAATGTCGCGGTCGAGTTCGTCGGCGATCAGTTTCAAATTGAACTGAATCAGTTTGTCTCGCTCGACGCGGGCAGCTTCGCGAAGTTGTAACAGCAATGTCTTGTCGGTCATGCGGGGACTACAGGTTCGAGGGAGTCGGATCGGAATGTGCGTTCGGAAACCGCCGTGCCGTCACGCCACGCGGTGATCACTTCGCGCCGCACCGGGTCCAGGTCGACGACCAGCATGTCAGGACCGCCGTCTTTCTGGCGCACGCGCGAACCGATCGGATGGAGGGTGCCGAGTTGCGGGGTCATCGACGACTCCAAACGTTTCCGGAAGGGCGACAGCAGCGAGAGGTATCGAAGTTTTGAACCGTGACTTTTGTTTCAGCATGGCTCACTCGCCATGCGAGCGCGAAAATCAAACAGACTAAACCGTCTGCGATCAATTCTGCGTCAGATTGTGGATATGAATTCCAGCCGAAGTAAACATTTTCGCTCACGAAGAAAGCAAGAGCGATGATCGCAATCGGCCAGTTGAATCGTTTCATGCCGCCGCAGCTCCCTGCACCATTTCCGGCGTGAGGGTCATGCGGCCGACTTCGCCAAAATGTTTGCTGTAGGTGATGACCTTGGCGGATCGGCCGGATAGCCACCCGCCATTTGCTGCGAAGGCGTCCGGCGCGGCCAGCGTCTCGTGGCGTTCGACCTTGATCGTAGTCGGCGCCGACTTCATTTCGTCGGAGTGGAGGTGCCCAAGGTGCGCGTAGCTGAACTTGGTCCGGCCGAAAATCTCGCGGAACTTGCCAGCCAGCACGCCATCGATCGAGCCGATTTTACGCCTATGGCCGTGGTGATAGAAAAGCGACGTCTGCCCGAACTCGTACACATAGAACGTGCTGGCGCTGCTATCGACTGTCACGCGCGGTTCGTTCTCATAGAACGCCGCGAACATTTCACGCAGCCACGCGCCGCCGGCAGGGTCATGGTTGGCGTCAGCCATAATGATGTGGACGCGCTCATGCTTCTCGAGCAGCATCGCAACGATGCGACGCATGGTCCGGATCACAACGCGGATCATCTTTTGCAGGCGCGAGTCCGCGTCCAGCACGTTGCGATGCGCCGGCGTCACGCTTTCGTGCGCGTCATGGTGCAGCAGGTCGCCGAGCTGGCAGAGGATGGCCGTCGAGGCGTCGGGAGATTGACGGATGGCGGCAGCAAACCAGTCGAGCAGCAGTTTCTCGGCAATCTTCAAATCGTAGTCAGCGCCGGTTTCCTCTTTCCATGACAGCATACCGAAATGCAGGTCGGTCACGGTGTACTGGTTCAGGAGATTGTCGTTCCCGGTGCGCGGCGCGGGTACCGGATCGATGCGCGGCAAATCCGCTTTGAAGGCGTCGACGACTGCGCGCATCTGCGCGGCCTTGGCTTCCGCGTCGGCGCTATACTTCTCCCACTTGATGATTTCGCCGCGATCGGGATTGAGCAGGACCGAAATTTTGTCGAGCACCTGGCCCGGCGGCGGCTGGAATGGCTCGCTGCCATGTTCTGGTTTTTGCTGAATGTGCTGCTTGCCGTCCGGCGCGGTCGTGACCTGCGCGATCCGAAAACCCGGCATGGCCGGCGGGTGGTCAAGCATGAACCCACGCAACGCCGCTTGCTTGAGTCGGTGTTCGAACGTCGATCGCGCGACGCCTGCTGCAATCGCGGCCGCTTCATTCGTGCCGAGTTCGCGGCGAAGCCGCACGGCTTCTTGCAGTTGTTCGTCAGTAAGCGGGGGTGTGGGCATTAGTTACTTACCGACGTGCTGCCAACCGTTGGACGTGAGAATGAAATAGGCGAGGGCACCAAGCGCCGCGACGACGATGCCGCTAACTGACCAGCGACCGACTGCGGCGAACTTCTCGTCCAGCCACTCTTTCAGCGCCTCTTTGAGCGCGTCCTTTGTCTCGTCGGGTGTCATGCGCGTGCCATCAGGCCGCAGACGGCCGAACTCGGGACGAAATAGGTGATCGGGACGAGCGAGGCGGACATGCCCATCGGCACCGCCGCAGTACCGACCACGATGCCAACGACGCCGCCAGAGCGATCGAACACCGGCCCGCCGCTCATGCCTGGCGCAACGGCCATATCGGCAATCACGCTCGATTTCCACGGGCCGCGTTCGGCGACGTAGGAAGCAACACGACCCCAGGTATGGATAAACTGGAGAGAGAGAGGGTTTCCAACCGCCTGCAATTCGTCGCCGACCGTGAGTCGCGGTTTGCAGACCAGCGGCGCCGAGCGCATTTCCGGCCGATCGATGCGGATCAGCGCCAGGTCGTACGCCTTGTTGACCCACAGCACCGTTCCGATCTGGCTGGTGTCGGTGTCGTCCTTGACCACGGCGCCGGGCGAGTCACCGACCACATGCGCTGCGGTGACGATGTAGCCGTTGCCGATGTGAACGCCGGATCCGTGGCCGCCGTCGACCTTGACGAGCACGGTCGGGGAGGCGTCGAGGACGGGCGGGGCCGCGGCGGGCACCGGCAGCAGCAAACCGCCGGTAAAGCCGACGACGATCGCGACTGGGAAAACCCAATTCTTGCGCAGGAATTCCTTCATTTCAGCACCCCCGCTTGCGTTTCGTAGTAGGCGATCAGCCGCTTGCCGCACTGCGACTTGGCGAGTTCGGATTTCTTCAAGTCAGCGACGAGCCGCGCCATCTGCTGCTTGGTCAGTTCGGTGCCCGGCTTTCCCGGTGCCGGCACGATCTGGTCGAAACACGTTTTCAGTTCCGCAGGCAGCGGCCCGAGAGACGCGTTATTTCCAGAGTGAGCGCAGGCGGTCAGCGTCATCAGCGCCAAGGCACACGCCAGCACTGATTTTCGATTCAAGGTCACGGATAGCCCCCTCGAGCGCGGCCCGTTCTTCCGCGTCTTTCCCGGCGTTGATCTGGTCTTGCGTAGCCGCGGCGTCGCGTGCGGCGAGTTGCTTTTTCAGGTTGGCAATTTCGAGTTTCGCGGCGGCCGCGTCGCAGAACGCGTCGCGCACTTGCCAGCCGCCGAGCGCCCCGAGAGCGCCGGCAATGAGGACCGCGATCGTGATGCCCTTGAGGTTCAGCATCACTCGCGCTCCAGTCGCTTGCGCAAGTAGGTGAACCAGATGACCAGGAACACGACGAGGCCGATCGCGCCGAGCACGATCGCCACGCGATAGTCGTAAATCCCGCCGGCCAGCGTTGCGAAACCGCCACCCGTCAGCCAAGTCCACGCCTTCTTGTACCAAGGCGCGGCGATCGGAGCGTCGGGCGCTACGTCATGAGGCGGCGGCTGCGAGTTCGGAATGTCGTCGGCGTCGGTGTCGCCTTCCGGCAGGTCGGCAATTCCCACGGCGACGGTGGGGCCGGGGTCGCACGCTTCGAAGTGCATCGGATCCTTGCGGCCGCGATAGTCGCCGCCCCATCGGAATCCTTGACGCTTGAATGCGTTGACGACCCAATAGGGCATGTCGCCCTTGGTGCCGAGTCCATTGTCCTTCGCATCAAGATCGATGGCGGCGCCGAACGCGTGGTTCGACCATTTCGTGGCGCTACCGCGGACCTTGCGCGGATTGTAGGTGCCGGCACAGTTGGAAATGCCTTCGCGATCGAGCAGGGCTTGATCGTGCTTGCAATTCTCCCAAATCTCGTCGAGCGCGGCTTTCAGCGCCGGGGCGGCCTTGCGGTGAAAGGAAATGCTCTTGAGCGGCCGGCCGTCATAATACATCTGGAACGGCGGTACGACCTTGACGAGTTGGCGCGCAACTTCGCCGTTGCCGGGGTTCCCATAGAACCGGATCAATTCGGCCTGGTTGTCCCGAGGCCAACGACCCATCAGAACACCAACGCCGCGACGAGCGAAGCCGCCCAAAGGATCAGGGCGAAACGGGGGTTCGCGGCGACCCAACTTTCGGCGGATTCAAGGGTTTTTCGGGCAAATTCCATAGATGGGACGGTACACCAATTAATGTGAACTGTCAACAAGAATGGTCAATGAACCAGCAGCGATGCGCCGTAAATGGGAACGTTCTTGTTATTCAAGGTTTTGATTCGCATGGCGAACGACGTGCCGCCGGTGCAAGCGGTATCCGCCGTTTCGGCCACAACCCGACCGCTTTGACCGACACCGACATTCGACAATGTCGCGCTGGTCCAGTTTGTGCCGCCATTGCAAGTGACTTCCACGGTCAGATCGGTATTCAGCGCGGGCGAGGCGGAATTGTCGAATTCCAACAGAACGCGACCATTCGATACCGAAGAACCGATCGACTGCGAAGTTGTCACTGCGGTCATGTTGTTGACCACGGCAGCAGTCAACAGCGTGATTTCCGCGATCTGTAGAGTAGTCGCATCCGTGCCAGCGGAGACGTTCAACCGGTAGTACCGGAAGCTCGCCGGTGACGAGATCGAAAACGTTTTGATCTGACCACCGGTCCAACTCTGTCCGGTCTGCGTGTCTTTCGTCGTCCACGAACTATTGTCGTTGGACCCTTCCAGCGTCCATGCGGTCGGCGCGTTTGAACCGTCCGATCGAACCTGAACGGTGTAACTGGCAATTGTCTTGCCCGCGCCGAAGTCCGTTTTCAGCCAATGTGGGAAAGCGCTCGAGGTCGACGACCAGAAATCGGATGGAGTTCGATTGCCGGCAAGATAAGCAGGAAACGATCCGCTGAATTCGGTGTCGGCCGACATTGTCACGCCGGAGGTCGTCGCTGCAGTCATCAGCGGAATTTGGTTCGACCCTGGCGTGGTGCTCGGCGCAATAAAGCCGTTCGAAGAATCGACAGCATAACCGGACGACGAGCCGGCGTTGATTCCGTTCAGCGTGTCCGTGGCGCCTTTGAAGCCGGTCGCGAACATGCCGACCAGTCGACGGTATTCGCTATACAACTTGGACTGATAAATCGTAGAGAGCGCGAAGTTTTGGCGTTCGGTCGTGGACATACCGCCACCGCCGCCGCCACCCGCCGGGACAGACCAGTTTCCGCCGGCATCAAGATATTTTCCGGCAGCGAAGTCACCGGCCGCCGGTGCGGGAACCAAACCCTTTGTGCCGCCGGAACCGCTGTCACCAATGAGTGCATTCAGAATTGCGGTGGCTTGCGTAGCGTTTAGATTTTCTACGTTGCCGGTGCTTGCGGTCGTACGACCAAGGAAACTTGCGGTCGCGATCGTCTGCATTTTCGCAAGTGTCACGGCGTTGTTGACCAGGCCGGCGGTCGGCAAGCCGGTTGCGTTGGTCAGCACACCTGCGGACGGTGTACCGATATCCCCGCCCTGAAAATACGCCGCGCCCGTGCCGCTTTCATCAGTAAGAGCGGCACGCAGATTTGCGCTCGATGGAGTCGCAAGGAAAGCGGCGATGCCTGATGCAAGACCGGAAACGCCCGTTGAAATCGGTAAGCCGGTGCCGTTCGTAAGCGTGATTGCGGTTGGAGTGCCGAGATTCGGCGCCGTAAGAGTTTTGTTCGTGAGCGTCTGCGCACCGGTCAGAGTAACGACTGTGCTATCGATCGCGAATTGATTGCCGGAAAGGGTCAGTCCCGTGCCGGCTGAATAGGTGCCCGCACCGGAGACTTGGGCAAAAACGACTGCAGTCGTGCCGACAGTGACGCTGTCGTTCGAGCAAACCCACTGCGTGTCAGCATTGACAGTACCGGCCGCCACAAAGACGGCGGCACCCGGAAACTCGGCCGCCGCGTCCATATCGGAAGCGCGTGACCACGCACCAGCGGCGACCACATAGACGCCATTCTGCGATCCGGTCGTTTGATTCTTAACCAGGACGCGATTGCCGGCGACCACGGCCACGCCGTCAATCGTCTGCGTACCGGACAACGTGATGTTTGCTGTCGTCGCCGCAGCGACAGCACCTTTCCACGAAAGGCCCGTCAGCAGGTTGTCAATGTAGCTTTTGACGGCGCTCTGCGTCGCAAGGCGCGTCGTGCTGTTCGCGGCAAGCGTTGCGTCGGTGTCCACCACGTTCACCGCGAACATTGCGGTTGTGAGGTTCGAAACCGTGTTGTTCGACGCGTTGATCGACTTATTCGTCAGCGTGTCGGCGGTCGCGCGACCGACAAGGGTGTCGGTTGCTGCTGGCAGAGTAAGTGTGCCGCTTGCTGCTGCTTGCGGCTGGATTACCGTATTCCCGCTAGTGCTGCCGAAAAGGTAAACTGCGCCGAGTTGTGAGCCAGCGACACCAGATTGAATAGGTCCGGCAAATTGGATCGTGCCATCTTTGCCAAAAAGCACCTTTGGATAATAGGTATTACCACCGTAGACAGGCGTCGCTCCCGACAACGCCGGCGTCGCCTGTTCGTTGTAGAAACCGAGTTTGTACGCACCGTTGAGGCCGATTAGCCATCGCGCCGTCGCAATATCGCCGGGGAACGTTAGACCAGCCGTGCCAGGTCCGGCGAGGATTTGCACGGTGTCGATATTCGGCGCCGTCAACGTCGCGCCGCTCGCCAGTACCACCGCGCCGGATCCGGTCGTTCCGTTCGACAAATTGGCGGCGGACGGTTGCGCTCGCGTCACATTGCCATCAGTGCCGATTCCGGTCAGGAATTGATTGGTGACGGCTGCACTCGCAAATACGCCGCCAATGCTCGACGTTGTCGGCAACGGCAGAAACGACAACGGTTTGAACCGCTTTCCGTCCTGCGAAATGATGCAGTTGATCCCGTCGTCAGGCGACGTCGTGTCGGTCGTATCGAGAAACCACGACTGACCGTTACTCTTGAGCGTAAGAACCAGCTGGCCGCCGAGAACAGTGTTGCGAACTTCGGTCGCGTTCGCCAGGACTTGCGCTACGCGCGCTTTCGCCCATCCGACCAGGTCTGCTTTGACGACGTTCGCTGTCGTAGCAAGGCCGCCGACGAGTTCGATCGGGTTAGCGGCCATTACGCAGCCTCCATAATCTCAAAAGTACGATGATCGAATGTGTCAGCGCCGTTCGCTCCGTCCCACCCAAGGATTGCGACGCGATAGGTATGAGCGAGCGCATCGATTGCCGGCACGCGGAAAACGACGTGAACCGGCATATCGCCGGTGCCGGGAACATAGATCGATTGATAGGCGATCGACGTCGTGTTGTTGTCGAGATAGAGCGCGATTGCTACACGGATCGGGCCGGCTGGCGCCGAGAAACTGACGTTCGCTTGATATGTCAGACGTAGCGGCGCGCCTGCACGCTTGGCGGTGTAACTGAGCGTGACATTGTCCGAGCGCTTCGCTTCGCCGCCCGGAACGAGGTTGTTTTTATAGCCGCCGTAAAAACCGCTGCCGGACGTTGTGCCGGACGTCGGTACCGACGTATAGACGAAACCTTGGCCGACAATAGCGCCGGACGCGTACGCCCAAGCGGTTCCGTCCCACTGAACGAGATAACCGAGAGCGATATCGAATACCGTTTGGCCGACCTTAGGCGTGTAGATCGTATAAGTCGTGCTCGTGCCGGACGTTTCTCGAATGGCGAGTTTGCCCGCATTGCCGGACCATGCACCAGTCGGCGAAGAACCGATGATGAAAGCGATCCCTTGTGCGGCGGAGGGCGGGGTATTGGTCGTCTGATTCTGAACGCGGCCATCCCAAATCAGGGCGGACGGGGGGATGGTCGAGGCAGAGATAACGATTGTGCCAACGCCGCTTGTCCAGGCACCGGAAGCGTTCCGATGATAGAACGCAGACTCGTCCTTCACATAAACGAGACGACCAATGTCGATCGTGGAAAAGGACCAGCCGGAAGGGGTGTATTCACCGATCTTGCCGTCCTGCCCTGACCAACTCGCGCCTGTCGCGCCGGCTGGAATCAAATAGCGGTCGCCGACCGATGGGGAAGCCGGTTGCGCCGTCAGGTCTTTGTCGAGAACCGAGACAGGAATGCCGATTTGGTCAGACTTGTAACGCTTCCCGTCAGACGTAACGAGACACGTAGCGCCGGCCGGCGTCGTCGTGTCGAGCGCGTCGAGTTGGTAAAGCGTCGCTTTTTGAATCAGGTATGTCGGCAGAATTCCCGTATCGACGTCTGCCGCAATAAAGTCCGACGCAAGTTCACTGGCGGCGAGGCAGTAGGCCATGCGCCGCGTCATCAGCGCACGCAACAGGGCTTTGTCTACATTGCCTGTGACTGGAACTGCGCTAATGACGTCGTGACGTGTGGGCATTCTTAACCCGCAAAAATAGCCATGAGGAGCCTACATCAAATAGTGTGAATTGTCAACAATATAAATCATGTCAAATTCAAGTCGGCGAGGTCAAAATCCTTTTCGTCCACTGCCGGGTCGTAATCGTTTTCGATTGCGCCATTGTATTCGGTCAATGCAAGACTTAGACCCATGGTGTCCTCAGTCATGCCGATCGAAGTGACCATGTACTGACCGTTTGCATTGCTGAACAGGCTCGATTCAAAATTGACAACTGCTCCGATCAGTTCGTCATCGGCCAATGCAATCAACCGAGAATCCACGATGCCTGTAATCGTCCTTCCGAGACGCGAACTGGCAAGGAACAGCTTTTGCAGTCGTTGCGCACGAGGGCAATTCGCGTGTTCGTCGAGCGTGTAATCCAGCGAGAGCGTGCCCGGTAGAACACCGTTATCGATCGTCTGCAGGTCGGTTCGATTGAGCACCGGACCGTCGACGATCTGATAATCCTGGTCCGGAACGACGACACGAACCTGCAGTTTGTTGATAAGATCGACTTTGGATTTCGTGCTTTGATACTTGATGCCGCTCGCCAACATCTTATCGTTGATGGTGATGACAGGCGACCGCGGCTTGGCCGATTGAATCCAGACCTTGCCGCCCGCAGCCAAAATCATGGCGCGATTTGCGGTCAAAAGCTTGCGAATAACCTCCGCAGGTTTTTGGTTGAGGAGAACGACACCGTCGATTGTGTGGCGCTTTACGAACGTGCCATCCTTGCAGCCGATAACCTCGTCGTCATAGTCAGCGCTTTCGATGATACG